TCGTGGGCCAACCCACGCTTCCACCACAGCAAGAGTCTCTATTTATTCTTTGGATCACCGGTCTTTCCCGGTTGTCATGCCATTGCTCCCAGAGTTAGCCCATAAAATAATGGACCCTAATCATTGGGAATCGAACCCAACTCCCGTCCTACCAAGCCTCGGCAAGCGAGCTAGAATCGAACTAGCACTTCTCTTAAATCACCGGCAGGGAATCGAACCCTGCACGAACTTGGACACCGAGTATCTAAGAATGGAATCGATTGAGATCCTATGTCTCTACGTCACGCCTTAATCAAGCAGGTATCGATAGTGCTGCCTACTCAATGGTATCACCTGTTATTCCAGGCCACCGATCATCCATTCCCACCTTGTCAATTCAAGGCACGTCCTTTTCCAACTACCGTTGTTATTCGGGGTCTGCGTTCCCCTTATTCAGTTCAAGCAGTCACGTTTCTTTTGTTCTGCTCGCGTCTACCCTTCCGCCACGGTGATTTGTTTATTTTGTTTCTTGGATCAAGTAATGGGCAGGACAACCTGGACCACCCAGGAGGGTGAGAAGATAGACGAGAGAAAAGCGTTTAAACCCTGCCTGCCCATTGTTCTTGAATATGATATGCGGGCCGGTCTTTCCCGGCTGTCATGTAACTGGTATGAAAATTGGGTGCCTACTCTGGCTTAATAAGGAGTAGTAAACAAACGCTGTCTGACTATATAAAAAATAGCAGGCACCCAAAGTGAAAAGGAGATTATTCAGCAAACACTGCTTCCGGATCAGCTACAGGTGCAGCAGGGGCCGGAGTCGGTGCATCGTTGAACTCGATGACTTCCTGTGTATCGAAATTGTACATCTTGGCATTGGCGGTACCGAGGCCGGTAGCGATGCAGAACACGTTGTAGCCGGTAGGTACTTCATCAAGCATGAACTTCTTGCCAAGTTTCTTTCCGGCCTTGGACATGATGGTAGACATATAACGTGCAGTCTTGCCTTCGTTCTTTCCCTGGACAAAGAAGGAATGAGTGACCTCCATATCCTTGAACGGATACTTGGACTGGAAGTTACGGGTGATCACTTTCTTTGCTGGCATGGGAAGGTTGGTTTGAATGGTAAGCATTGTGAAACTCCTGTGTTTGGTTGAGGTGCTGCGTGATGCAGTGTTTGTTGATGTTTGGTTTGTTGTTTGGATCAGTTGTTAAACCCCCCTTCTCCACCCGAAGTAAGGGGGGAAACCCATGTTAAACCGATCATTGTCTTCCAGGGTTTTTGTTTAACTGTGTTTCATTGATGCCGATAATAATGGGCTGTGTAGTTAAAGTCAAGCACATTAATTATACTTTTTTTCAGATTAACAAAATTAATTGGTAGAGATTTGTAATTGCTGTGACATCTCAGTGATAAAAGCGGAAATGGTATCTTCCTGAGCGTCATTCCCTAAAGCCGCATAAGCGTGTTCAGTGCAGATATCTTGTTCTGCTTCCCCTCTACCCTGTTCAGCGTAAGCCTCGAACAAGGTATCAAATTCCTCATCCCAGTCTTCATCAACGTAGTTCAACTTCTGGTCTTCAATCTCAGCCAAGATAGTAGCTTCACCTACTTCTTCTATCCGTTTAGCCACAAGCTGTTTGATCGATAGGGTTGTTGTTTCCATGAATGGAACTGTCTCCTGTGTCAGCGGTGTTTGATTTTTCAAGAGCTGCTTCCGCAACTTCTGTGTGCATACGGCGCAGCTTGATCACAATGAAAGCACTCGCTTCATCACGGGTATCCTGATCCGCCATCTCAGGAAGATCCGCTAGTTTATCGATGTGCGAATACAACTCATTGTAGTTTTGAACAATATCGGCGCAACATTTCCCCAACCCATTCTTCCATTCGGCGTAATTCATGGTTTCTCCAAATAATAGTTTAATTTTGCATTAACAAATACGATATTAAGCTGTAAAGTTAATGTCTGATTAACCGGTGAACATTAAAAGTTAATGTTCATTTTTCAAGATTGGGTTACTATATACGCCCGATAGGTTAAAAATCAATTACTATTTATGTACGTGTTCACCTCCTATAATTTAACTATATGATAATACTATGTTAACTCTCGATCAATTCAGACAGGCATTGCCTGAGCAAATGGCTCCATCTGCATCACAAGAATTAGTAGACATTATTAATTCCGCGTTAAAAGATCAGGAAGCTATGGAAATTTTTAAGGAAAACTTATTGAGTTATACCCATGTGCTGCAACAAGGGAAGTTCACATTAACTAACTACATAAATGCAGTTAAATATGTAGGCTTTAAAGTTATGGGCTTGACCAACAAAGAAGCGTACATGAGAACTTTTCCTGATAAGTATCCTCAGTTTATCGCTAATGGTGTATCTGAAAAAGATATAGCTAGTTATGTCACCGCATATAACAAGAGTAAGTTAGTCAACCTAATTTATGCTCAGACGCAGATACCTACTCATATACTCAATGCACCCTTATTTCAGAAAGCAATCAATGTGCAAGCTGATCTTATGATGAATGCTAAATCTGAAATGGTAAAATTCAATGCTGCAAATAGTCTTCTAACTCACCTGAAGCCGCCGGAGGCGGCAAAGATAGAACTAGATATCTCTGTCAGTCGTAGCAATATCATCGATGATTATGAGAAGGTTATGCGTCAAATGGTGGAGAAGCAGAAGGAACTTATTGCAGCAGGAGGTGACGTTAAGCAGATTGCCAATGCCAGTATCAAGCCCTTTGCTGAAGAGATCATTGATATCACCCCTGAGCCTGTGGCTACGGCTACAATGGCTACAGCGGCTACAAAAGAAAAATCGATATTCGCATGAGCACTCGTTATATCAAAAAGCCGGTAGAAGACTGGCTTAATACATGCGACTACCAGTTCATGGGGTACATGCCTACAGACATGGCCCTGATGTTTGGACTGATTCCATCGAGAATGGTGTGAAGAACCTTCGTCGGAATGTTGAGTTCCGTTACAACGAAAGTGAGTTTCTGCAGCGCCTCATACCGAACCAAAAGCTATCTGTTGGTGAGAATGGTGCCGGATATGTATCAACCGATCAGTTTGAAGAACAGACCGCTGGTGGCAGGAAATTCACTGATATCCGCCTGGAGTTCAAGAACAACCGGGGCCATACCTTTATCGTCAAAGGCTACGGTGCGAAGACTGGTGTGCGTGGTGCCAAGGAACTTGGTCAGAGGCCCAAATTGGCCATCCTCGACGATCTGATAAGTGACCAGGATGCTGAGTCTGAAACCGTCATCAATACCATTGAGAACACCGTCTACAAGGCTGTCTCGAAAGCACTCCATCCTACTGTCCAGAAGATCATCTGGTTGGGTACTCCATTCAATGCCCGAGATCCGCTCTATAAGGCTGTGGAGTCCGGTGCATGGCAAGTGAGTGTCTACCCTATCTGCGAGAAGTTCCCGGTCCCTAGAGAGCAATTCCGGGGATCCTGGGAAGATCGCTTTCCCTATGAATACGTCAAGGAAGAATACGATGAGGCCCAAGCCCTCGGTAAACCAGAGAACTTTGATCAGGAGCTTATGCTACGAATTATGTCTGAGGAAGATCGTATAATACAAGACAGTGAAATCCAATGGTACAAGCGAGCCAATGTACTGAACTTCAAGAGTAGATTCAATTTTTACATTACTACAGACTTTGCTACATCAGGTGATGAAGGTAATGACTACTCCGTTATCATAGTATGGGCGCTTAACAACATAGGTAATTGGTTACTGGTTGACGGTATCTGTCGTAAGCAGCTGATGAATACCAATATTGATGATCTTTTTCGTTTGGCTCAAAAGTACAATCCGCAATCAGTAGGTATTGAGGTCAGTGGGCAACAAGGTGGATTTATTCCTTGGATCCAAGACCAAATGATGAATCGTAATATCTACTTCAACATCGCCTCAGAGAACAACTCAAATAAACTCGGTATCAAACCCAACACCAACAAAATGCAACGATTTAATGTTGTTCTTCCTTGGTTCAAGTCGAAGCAGATGTTTTTCCCGTATGAGTTAAAAGAAACACCTCTCATGCTGGAAGTTGTTAATGAATTGACCCTGGCTTGTAAGAAAGGCTTCAAGAGCAAGAACGATGACTGTGTGGATGCCATTTCTCAGCTTGGTTCAATGCAGGTATGGCGACCAAGTGAAGAGGTTACAATGCATCAAGATGATTCGGGTGTCTGGCAATTTGAAGAGGATGCGGAAGATATTCTTTCGGTCTTGGATCATTCCTATATTGTTTAATTCGATTATTTTTATTAATCTTGATGAAATTAATTTTAAAGAGGTGATCCACCATGATAACGCTTCAGGATATTTTTGATAATTTGACCTATGGAGATTTAAGTCATGTATCCATAGGGGGTAGTGTTGTTGGGTTTGTCGCTGATAAGGATTACCCTAAGTTAGTGTACTGTATCAATAGTGCTTTAACTGCATTACATAAACGCTTTCTTTTACGTACTGGTGAGTTAAACCTACAGCAGCATACCGATATAAGTCAGTATTACCTCCGTACTGGTTATGCACTTAGCAATACTGAAAGTGCATTAACACCTAAATATATCATCGATTCAGTAGATAATCCCTTTACAGGGAATCTTTTTAAAATCGAACGGATCATATCCCCTAGTAGTGGAGTCATAACCTTAAATGACTCTGCTCAGTCTGCACCGGTATATACCCCAAATTTTGATACCATATTCTTCTCAGAAGTAACCGGTGAGTTGTTAAAGGTAGAGTTCAGAGCAGATCATCCTAAAATTGTTGTAACAGATGATTTTAATCCTGCGACAGTTGAGCTTCATATTTCACCGGGTATTCTCGATGCATTGTCACTTAATGTAGCAGCTAGAATTTATAGCCCTCTTGTAACAGGTGAAGCTCAAAATAGTGCAGCAAGTGCATTTATGTATCAATATGAAATGGAATGTAAACGTCTTGAAGACGAAGGTATTCCTATGATTGATGATACATTTGATAATAGATTTGACGCGAAAGGTTTCGTATAAGGAGATACCCATGGTACCAGGTGTATATAATATTACCATCCAAAGAGGTGGCACATTCCATATCGAACTAACAGGTACGGATAATGTAGGAGCACTCATACCGTTCGGTAGTCTGTATGACTCGGCTCTGATGTACATACAGCGAGCATGGTTGAATGCTGCTGATGCTATGCCTGAAGAACCGTTGTTTACCTTATCTACGGCTGACGGATCTATCACCATGGAAGATACGGTTATTACTTTGCATCTGGCTGCTTCAGTGACCCGAACACTACCTTTTGTAAGTGGTGTCTACAGCCTCAAGCTCATCGCTGATGGAACTGAAACTATCGAGGATGTACTGGTAAAAGGCACTGTAACCGTTGAAAATGGGCCTACGCCATGAGCAAGATGACTTCTGTGAATGTTGCCCTCGATCCGATAATTCTCCGGATTGACGACTATTCATCCCCAACGACAACTATCGTTAATGAACCGACGCGGGTAATCGTCAAGGGTGGCACCAAACCGATAGTTAACGTCTATTTAGGGGGTATCCGAGGTATTGAGTATCTACCCGGTGTACCTGGGCCTAAAGGCGATAAGGGTGATTCTGGGGATGGTTCTGGGATCGGCACTACTGCCGAAGTGCTTTCATTATTGGATCACGCTATTGATTTCCAACATTTGGATTCTGATGTCAATGCAATGCTGTCCCGGCTTGATGTCAATCTTGATAGGACAATGGTTGAGCTAAACATTGCAGAATTACACATAGATACTCTATACAGCTACATTACAGGAGTTAATGGTGATATTAATGCTATTCAGCTTGATTTATCGCTGCATAATCAAAGAATAAATAATGCTGAAAATACTATTACTAATAACTATATAACTTTATCTGATGCGATACTTTTACAATCAGAAACGCTAAATGAGTTAACTGGCGAACTGTACACTACAAAAATTAAACTTGATCAAGAAATTTTATTACAAGCACAACACTATGATGCTTTAACAGGTAATATCAACACTACAAGTATTACCCTAAATGATGCTATAACTCTGCAAGCTGAACGTATTGACAATGTTGAAGGTACGATTGATGCAGCTGTACTCCTTATTGATGCTAATGAAATACGCTTATCTGTAACTGAAACATCGTTAAATACTTATGGTAATTATATTACAGCTCAGCAAACTATGCTGGCTAATCAGTGGAATGTAAAAATTGAAGAATATGCTGCTGGTCAGTATTGTGTAGCTGGTGTTGGACTCATCGTTAACAGATATTGGGCAGAAGACGAACTATATGATGAAGATGAAAATGTATACCATTTAGGTGAAGTATACAAAGCCCTGTTACCGCATACTGCTAGTACAGCTAATGCTCCACCTAATGTTACATATTGGGAATTAATTCCTAATGGAGCAAAGTCTGAATTTGGTGTTTACGCTGATAAATTTTTTATTCAAACCAGTACCGGTAATCGTTTAATGCCATTTGTGGTTACTGAAGATGAAGTAACCATTAACACAACTTTGGTCATTAGAGGTTTAGATGATGCAGGTGTTAGTGAAGCGATAGATAATTTTAATGCCAGCAATGATAGAAATGCATCTGCTATAACTAACCCTACAATTGTCACTAATGGTAATGCTGTTGACCATAGTATAAATACTGATGGTTCATGTGACATAAGTTTTGAATGGTTGTGGGGTGGTAATGAAGCAGATATCGATGGATTCATTATTTACATTTATGCATCCACTTCTTCCTCTACTTATAGCTTTGGTTCATCTCCTGCAAATGAGCAGGGTTTTTATATTCCTGCAAGTAAAAGAGCATTCATATATTATGGTGCTGCCGCTAATCAATACTATACTTTTGGTGTACAGGCTTATCGCAGAGTTGACACTGATATTAATGCCAACGGTATTATCAAGTCAACTTTGGTTAAGCCTTCTCTAGCTGCAGAGAACCCGTATAGGCCAAGTAGTTCTGTAGCCTTTGCTGGTAATGTTACTGGTACCATAGATGGTGTATCTGCTGCCACAGTACAGAGTAATGCTGCAGATGCTATGGCTGCCGTTACTGCTATTGAAGCTGATGGTGTATTCTCAATAGCAGAAAAACGGGCATGGCAAACGGATTGGCCTGGTATGGAAGCATACTATAATAGCATACGCTTAGCCGCAGTAGCAGAAGGTGTAAGTACAACTGATTTAGTTGCTGCTAGATCCACTATTTCCGGTGATAAAATCTATACCGGTACTATTCAAGCTACTTCCATAAAAACAGCTGCATCTGGAAAACGTATTGAAATATCTGCTTCAGAGAACACTCTTAAAGCCTATAACTCAAGCGGTTCATTGATTGCTGGATTTGGTGATAGTAACGGTGCAGGATCAGGGTGTATAGCTGCAATAGGTACGACCGTCAATGCTATTTGGGGTCAGTGTTCAGGGGTACATGCTATATATGGTAGGAGCACTGCTACAGCAGGTAATGGTAATGGAGTTGTTGGGTCATGTTCAGCAGCAGGTAATGCTGGTACTGGTGGTATTAATGAAGCCACAGGGTCAGCTGGTTTGCTTGGGTATAATACCTGGGATGTTTATGCCTATGGTTCAGGTACCGATTATGGTCCATTTACCGGAGGACATGATGCATTAATACTCAGAGGTATACAACCTATTCTTGGTTCAATTGTATGTGATGTTCAGTGCATCTATACCAGAGGTATTAGCAATACCATCTTTGAGGTAGAAGTAAGCCAAGGTTTAAATGCTCGTCCTATTGGAGTCATAGCCAATTCGCCTCAACGATTGACCATACTTAATGCACCTGCTGCTTTATCTAATGGTTTGAACAATGAAGGATATCTTGAACCTATTGATGAGCTGTGGGATATAGCTCAGATTTACGATCTTTGTCAGATCAATGCTCTCGGTGAAGGTCAAGTCTTAGTATGTGGTGAAAACGGTAATATGATTAATGGTGATTTAATTTGCTGTAGTTCATTACCAGGTATAGGTATGAAACAACAGGATGATATTGTCAGGAATATCACTGTAGCTAAGATAAGAGGCAATGTTACCTTCAGTGAATCTACCGAAGTCAAATTAGTTCCCTGTATTTATTTATGTGGATAAATTTATGATCGATCCAAAAGATGAAGATGCTAACTACTGCGGTGAAACCAATAAGTATGGGCCAATGGAAAAGGACACTAAATGTTTTAAGATAGATATCTTTGCATTATTTCGTTGGTTCAAAAACAAGAAAAATAAGGAGATTAAAACACATGACAACAATAGGTAATATATGGGTTGCACTTCAAAAAGGTAAAGAAATTGCTGATCCGGTTACGTGGAAAAACCGACAGAATACCATCAATATTCTGACAGCATTGCTTGGTGTAGTATTGTTTATTTTACGCTTTTCTGGTGTTGATATTAAAGTAACTGATGAAGAGTTGCTTATTATTGCCACTGGAATTGCAACGGTTCTAGGTGCTGTTAATAGCATCCTTACAACCGCAACAACTAAAAAAGTAGGTGTAAAACCAGGAGTAGAAGAATGAAACATGTACTGTTGCTGCTACAAATCATCCCCGCTGTAATCTCGATCATTACCAGTTTGGAAGCAGCCATTCCCATGAGCGGGCAAGGTAAAATCAAACTGGAATTGCTGAAGTCATTCTTGAATGTATCTTCGGATGCATTAAATGAGATCTGGCCATCGATAGAGAAGATTGTCAGTATCTTTGTGACTACAGCCAATAACATCGGGCTGTTTAAAGCAAAGGTTGAATAACCTATTTTTGGGAAATAATGGGGGTATTTCTACCCCCATTATCTTATGCATTTATCTGTACAATTCGGATTAGTTCCTTGGCTCGATTCCCTACCTGGCTATACCACCGAGAGTTTCGCATCTCAGCTACAACGCGGTCATAATTACCTTGTTCCCATGCTGCCAGCATGTTCTTGAATTTACCCAGTCCAGCCAGACCAAGGTTATATGCCATGTTGACAAGTACACCTTGATGCTCACCACATAGCTTACCAAACCAAGGATACTTTTTATACAACGCATCCTCTAGTTCAATTACGCGCATGTGTAACAATACTGCTGCTTCTTTCTCGGATATACCTTCTTCCAGGTTGATACCATACCCTATGGTTAGCTTACCAGCAGGGCATACATACGGCTTAGCGCGGAATCCTTCATGCTGCTTAAGGATACTTTCTACATTTGTATAATCCATGATGTTCATTCCTTCATATCATAATTGATGCCAAGATAACCAGCAGCGTCTACCAGATTATCTTTCTTGTGCTGGTTACACTCCCTGGCCATCTTGAAATCAGCCATCATGAATGTGGCATCTTCAGCAGTAAGGTCAAAAGTAATACCATAGCGCCCTTTAAGGAGTTGGGTCCATCGCTGAGCAATCCAAGTAAATGAATCTTCTGGATCACCGTATGACGTTTGACGCTCACCGTTGATAATCGTACTTGCTGCATTAAATAAAGCTTCTCCTCGTTTCATAAACCTGCCCTCTCAAATCCCAGGATAACTTCCTTGCATGCAAGTGAACGTACAATCCCGTCTTTATCGTTGAAGTTGACATAACCGATAATATCCTTCAAACGCTGATCTTGCTCCCGGAGTTGAAGCAAAGCTTCTAATCCTGAGTAATGCAGATCTGTCTGCTGAATATCACCACACAGTACAATTTTTGATCCATGACCAATACGGGTCAAGATTGCCTTGATTTCCTTGATTGTCAGATCTTCAGCCTCATCCACTATCAGGAATGAATCGTTGAGGCTGATACCTTTAATGAGTTCCAGCGGACACATGGACACCCGATTGATCTCGGGATGAATCATGTAATTCAGTTCGGTATGGGTGAACTCTTCTTTGAGTGCTCCAAGAACAGGAGCCAGCCATTGAGTCATCTTTTCATTCTTGGTTCCAGGATAATAACCAACGCTTTTCGATGATGTGACATTGGGTCTAGTCAATGTGATGTTGTTGATGGTTCCTCTTTTTAGCAGTCCCGCTGCTATACGTGTAGGAATGTACGTTTTTCCGGTACCGGGATATCCGGTGGCAATAGTGATTGGTAATTCCCTAATGCAATCCAAGTATTCCTGCTGCAACCGATTCTGCGGCAGTAATGGTTTGGTTTTGTCAATTAGGCGATCCATGCATCTATCTCGTTTTCCCATAAATTTAATTCCTCGATTGAAGTTCTTAAAGGCATCCTGGTTAAAGGATAGCGAATCGCCCCTAGAATAGCATATCGAGATTAATTTGTACCAGTGTTTTAGATTAACATTGTTAAAATCAAATTAAACGAATATCTTTCTTGCACTTTAATTGTCCTCCTATTAAGCTTATGATAAGTTTAATTCGAGTTTAACTATTATGCTTGGTGCAAGAAGATGCCTACGGAAACACCTACACAAGACATAACGATAGAAACCGGTTGGAAATCTCCACCTAAGCTCATCGATTTAAAGCAGAACTATGACGATGGAAAAATCGAACATAGTGCTCAGATGGCCAAGATTAACAACTGGCTGGACCATCTTCATGTCAAGGGTAAGGCTCGTAAACCGAAGATAGCAGGTAGATCGAATGTGCATTCTCGCTTGATACGAAAGCAAGCTGAATGGCGTTATCCTGCATTGAGTGAACCCTTCTTGAGTACAGAAGATATCTTCAAGGTTAAACCCGTTACTGCACAAGATGTACACAGCGCACGTCAAAACGAATTAGTCATCAATCACCAATTCAATACCAAGATCAACAAAGTAAAATTTATTGATGACTTTGTTCGTGCCGGTGTTGATGAAGGTACTATCATTGTCAGGGTAGGATGGCATACTGAAAAGAAGAAAGTTAAAACAGAAAAACCGACGTATGAATTTGTTCCTGATACTACCGGTCAGTCATACAAACGATATGGTATGCTTGTACAGCTTCAGAAAGTTAATCCTGAGAAGTATGCTGAAGTTATTGATGAAGGTACCGAGCAAGCTATCGACATTCTTTTACGTACAGGTGAAGCAGTCCTACCAGTCGTTACAGGTAAGGAAGAGGTTGTAGAAGATGTCATTATAAAGAATCATCCGACTGTTGATGTCTGCGATTCAGAAAACATTGTTGTTGATCCTTCATGCAATGGTGACATCGATAAAGCTGGTTTTATTATATACACCTTTGAAACAAACAAGAGTGAATTAACCAAAGCAGGTCTATACCATAATCTTGATAGAATCGTTGTTCCTAACGCTGAAAGCCCAACAACCAATCCTGACTACAAAGCTGGCGATGATCAAAGCACCTTTACGTTCAAGGATTCAGCCAGGGCAAAGTTTGTAGCGCATGAGTATTGGGGATACTGGGATATCAATGATACAGGCATTGTTGAGCCTATTGTTGCTACATGGGTAGGTGATGTCCTTATACGTCTAGAAGCCAGTCCTTTCCCTGATAAGAAACTCCCCTTCATCTTCATCCCTCACATGCCGGTCAGACGTTCGCTGTATGGCGAACCTGATGGTGAATTGCTGATTGATAATCAGAACATCATTGGTGCCATTACCCGAGGCATGATCGATCTCATGGGTCGATCTGCTGCAGGTCAAACAGGTGTGCGGAAAGACTTCCTTGATGCCTCCAACAAGCGCCGATTCCGCGATGGTAGAGATTACGAGTTCAATGGCAATGTCGATCCGCGTATAGGCGTGTTTCAGCATAGCTATCCTGAGATACCTCAGTCTGCCTACAACATGCTCACCATCCAGAATGCAGAAGCCGAGAGCTTCTCTGGGGTCAAGGCATACAACAACGGGATCAATAGCAGTGCATTAGGTGAGGTAGCTGCAGGTATCCGTGGAGCACTCGATGCTGCCAGCAGACGTGAGATAAGCATCCTCCGCAGGCTGGCCTATGGCATGGTCATGATCGGTAGAAAGATCCTCAGTCTGAATGCCCTTCTGCTTTCTGAGGAAGAGGTTATTCGAGTCACTGATGAGGAATTTGTGACCGTTAAACGCGATGATTTGGCCGGTGAGCACGATCTGCGACTGACCATATCCACTGCTGAAGAAGACAATGCCAAGGCCCAGGAATTGGCCTTCATGCTCCAAACTGGTGCTGCCAGTGCGGATCCTGGTGAAGTCCGGATGATCAGGGCCGAAATTGCTCGTTTACGCAAAATGCCCGCCTTGGCCAAACGGATCGAAGAATACCAACCACAGCCTGATCCGATAGCTCAGCAAAAGGCTCAGTTGGAACTGTTGTTATTGAGAGCGCAAATCCAACGTGAAACTGCTGCAGCTGCCGTTGATCAATCTGAAGCAAATTTGAATGCTATCAAGAGTATGACTGAACAAGCAGATAGTATTTTGACTATGGCAAAGGTAGGCACTGAAAAAGCAAAAGCACGCTCTGTTATGAGTGAAGCTGATAAAGCAGACCTTGACTACATAGAGCAAGAATCTGGTGTGAAACAGACTCGTGATCTACAGAAGATACATGGTCAAGCTGAATCCCAAACCCGTATGAAGGTAGTTGAGGCTTTACTTGATAAATCTCTCAACAAAAACACTATTAATAAATGATTAGATACTATATCTGATCGCAACCTATCTCTCTAAGAGGACACACGTTATGCAAGCAAGACCCACCCTGGAACAAGAACTTGAGCTAATTGAAGACTCTATCAAAGCTCACAAATACAACGCTGATCTTGGTGAAGCACTTACTCGGTTACTCAAGAACCGGGATTTCAAGAAAGTGATTCTTGAGCATTACATGCGCGATGAAGCGGTTCGTACCGTTAAGCTCATGGCTGCACCTGAATGTCAAAGCCCAGGTCAGCAAGAGGCATTACAGAAGATCCTGATTGCCATTGGTCAGTTGGATCAATTTATGCGCGTTACCCTGCAGATTGCAGATCGTGCTGAAATAGGTATCAAGGATGATGAAGCTACTCAAGCGGAAATCTTGGCTGAACTCAATTCCAATGAGAGTGCATAATCATGACTACCGAAAATACCAATAATACCGCTGTTAACACGGATGATGAGTTGGAAAAAGAATATCCGCAGATGTTGGATATTTCTGATGAAGACTTTGAAAAACTTCCAGTATCCGCTGGCATAACCGAACCCGTTACCCCACAGCAGAATGATACCGATGGTGCTTCTGCTGATGATACACATACCGATGACAATGCTGCTGATGACAGTGCTGGTACCAATACTGGTGAAGGTGAAAATACTTCTCCTGCAGATGGTGCTACACCCAAAAGCAAAGAACAAGATGATTCAGGTAATACTGATCAAGGTCAAGCTGATACGTCAAACAATCAGCAAACCATTGATTATGAGACTGAATACAAAAAATTAACTGCACCTTTTCGCGCTAATGGTGCTGACATCAAAATCAATACAGTTGATGAAGCGATTACGCTCATGCAGATGGGAGCCAATTACCATCAGAAGATGGCAAAGCTCAAACCGGCAATGAAAGTAGTCAAACTGCTTGAACGGCATGATTTGTTGGATGAAAGCAAGCTCAGCTTTTTGATTGATGTCACCAAGAAGGATCCTGCTGCAATCCAGAAGTTGATTAAGGAAAGCGGTATTGATCCTCATGAAATCGATGTCGAAGAGGATGTCAATTATACACCAAAAACTGCTCCGGTCACCGACAGTGAAATGGACCTTGATGAAGTGCTCAATCGTATTGAGACTACTCCTACCTATGGTCGTACTCTTACTGTCATCACCAAAGAGTGGGATACTCAAAGTCGTGCTACTTTAGCAAGTAATCCTCATATCATTGAAGTGATCAATGGGCATATTGCAACTGGTATCTACGACAAAGTGATGGGTGAAGTAAATCGAGGGCGTACCCTTGGTAAACTTCCTGTTGGTCTGTCTGATCTTGAAGCATACAAACAAGTTGGCGATATGATGCACAACCAAGGTTTGTTGGCTCAGGCTCCAACACAGGCAAAAGCAGGTAACGAGAACGCTACCAGTATTACACCACCATCAAAAAAGGCTGACCTGGACCGGGATGCACTGCGTAAAGCTGCAGGTGCTCCTCCGGCGAAAAAAGGTCCGTCTGCTCCGGTAGTTAAAAAGAACCTTCTTGAGATTTCTGATGAAGAGTTCGAGAAACTTCCGGCGAACGCTTACACCAAAATCCAATGATTCAATAATCCAATTTTATTTTAAGGAGATATACCATGCCCCAGATTTATAACGATCCTGCCGGTGGAAACGCTTCGAGCGTTGGGCCGCAGATCAATACTCAATACTACGAGCGGAAAGCTCTGATCGAGCTGAAGAAAGAACAATACTTTTCCCAGTTGGCCAATACCCGGAATATGCCCAAAAACTTCGGCAAGAAGATCAAGATGTATCATTACATGCCGATGCTTGATGACCGCAATCTGAACGACCAGGGTATCGATGCTGCTGGCGTAGCTATCACCGGTACGCAGTATTATGTGCAGTATCCTGCAGGCGTATTGGCTATTGCCAATGCCAGCAAAACTGCTGCTGCTGCTGCAATTAATGACAACATCAACAATAATGGTTCCGCTGAAACTGTTTGTACTGCCGGTGCTGATGATTCTGGCGGTTCTGGTTTGGCTACGCTTACGCTGACCAAAACTAACGTCAAGTATGCTACCAAGGCCAAGGCTGATGTAGTTGTAGCCTTGAATCTCGGTGTGAGCCTGCAGCAGGGTTCTGGTAACCTGTACGGTTCCAGCAAGGATATCGGTACCATTACCTCCAAGCTCCCGGCCCTGTCCGAGACTGGTGGCCGCGTGAATCGTGTCGGTTTCAAACGTATCGAGTTGGAAGGTACCTTTGAGAAATTCGGTTTCTTTGAAGAGTACACCGAGGAATCCCTGAACTTCGATACCGATGCCGAGCTTGAAGAGCACATCCATCGTGAGATGATCATGGGTGCCGGTGAAATCACCGAGGATGCACTCCAGATCGATCTGCTCAATGCAGCTGCCACCATTCGTTATGCCGGTGCCGCTACTTCCAATGCAACCGTTTCTGGTGAAACTGGTGGTATCTGTGAGATGGATTACGATGACATTCAGCGTTTGTCTACCCTGTTGGATGACAACCGTACCCCGAAACATACCAAGGTCATTACCGGCACTCGGATGGTGGATACCAAGACCATTCCCGCATCCCGGTTCATGTTCATTGGTTCGGAACTGAAGCCCACTGTTGAGCGGATTACCGATTACTTCAGCAACAAGGCGTTTATCCCGGTCCAGCATTATGCCACCGCTGGTGACATCTACAATGGTGAGATTGGTTCGGTTGGTGACTTCCGAGTTGTCGTTGTTCCCGAGATGACTCACTGGGCTGGTGCCGGTGCTGCTGTAAGCAACAATGCCGGTTATCGTGCCACCAATGGCCGTTACAACGTCTATCCGGCCCTGGTTGTAGGGGATAGCTCCTTTACCACCATCGGCTTCCAAACTGACGGCAAGACCGTGAAGTTCAAGATCTACCACAAGAAGCCTGGTCAGGATACCGTTGATCGTAACGATCCTTACGGTGAGACTGGTCTTATGTCCATCAAGTGGTACTACGGCTTCATGGGTGAGCGTACCGAGCGTATTGGTCTGATCAAGACCGTTGCTCGCATCTAATCAACAATCAACCAGTATGAATCACCCCTCCCTCTCGGGGGAGGGGTTACTTTCACTATAAAGGAAAAACACAATGTCTGATCAAAATACAAATCCCGATGCTACGGTTACTCCTAATACTCCTATGGTCGATGTTCCTGGTGTACCTGATGCACCTAGTCCAGTTGATGAACTGGCTCTTCTGAAACAACGCGCCGATCTGATGGGTATTACCTACCATCCCAGTATCGGGGTCGCCAAGCTCAAGGAAAAAATCGAAGCTGCCCTGGCCGGTGAAACGCTTGAAGAGGATGCGCCTGCCGCTACCACTGTTGAGCCAACCAAAAAAGAATTGACTCCTGCCGAACGTAGTCAGCTGCTTCGGGAAGACGCTATGCGTTTGGTTCGAGTTATTGTGAACTGTATGAACCCGGCCAAGTCCTTATGGGAAGGTGAGGTGTTCTCCGTTTCCAACCGGTACATCGGCGATGTCAAAAAGTTCGTTCCCTTTAACAACGAAGCTGGCTGGCACATTCCCTACTGTATCTATCAGCAGCTCATCGATAAGCAGTGCCAGGTATTCTATACCGTGGTGGATAAACGCACCGGTATGAAGACACGCAAAGGCAAACTCATCAAAGAGTTCAATGTGGTTGTCTTGCCGGATCTGACCCAGGAAGAGTTGGAAGAACTGGCACGTCAGCAGGCCACCAACAACAGCATTGATTAAGGAGTCCGGTCATGCCCGTACCATTAGTACCCCTAACCATTGGTGAAGGTACTGTTGATAACCTGAATATGGACGATCTTACCACCGGTACCTTAGATGGTGCCGGTGCGTTTGATGTCATCATGAAGGCAGTCTTGAAGGTATGATGCTTAAGCAGAAAGAATTTACCACTGCTCAAATAGCAGAGATGAACTCTCGGGATGATTTGATCAGTGCTCAGGTATTGCATACCAATGCCCAGACAGCATTAGCCGAAGCTCAGGCTGATTTGACTGCTGCTGAGCAAAGTAAGATTGTTCCATTGAATTTGTTGGTAGCAGCACAGACAGCGAATGAAGAAGCTAAGACAGCTTTAACTGAAGCTGAAATAGATGCAATGCCTACCAAACTGATACTGCTACAAGCTCAGGCTGACGCTGAAACAGCTAAGGCTGTTTTGTACCCTGCTCAGGTTACTTTGACCGAAGCACAGGCAGCAGCAGAAACGGCAAAAACGAATACCCTCATACCAAAGCAAGCTACGTTATTGGATAAACAAGCTGCTAATACTGATGCTCAAACAGATCATACAGCTGCACAAACTGCAGTCGTACCGATCCTTTTTTGTAGGTGCATCATGGGACTATTTGATAGTGAGACAAAAATTACGGTATCTGCAGTTACTTTTAATCTTATCGATAAGGCTCCTAATCGTATGAGAGAGGCAGCAGCATACGCACTCATATCAGGGAATAATCTTGTTGAAACAGTAATGTCATCTATGGTTAACGGTTTTGCATATCAAGCTAAACAAGCTTATGATTATGCAAATGAACACTATACCCTTGGTTTACCTAATGGTGAAATACAAGGTTTACCTATTGCAGATCATGCAGCAGTTAAAGCAGCAATAGATGCTGATTACCCTGGTGCTGATTCAGCTGTCATTTATGCATTCATTGGTCACTTATCGGGAGAAGCTGCATTAGTAGAATGGTTACGTAATAACAGAGGTTATAAACTTGGATCATCTACTATAACAGTACATCCTTTTACCTTATATAGTCCTCAGCATGGTAAACTACGTATAGATAGAACAGAATACCTTAGTGAAACGCATGAGATAAAAATAATATATAAAGAATACTATAATCTTGTCTCTCATTATGCAGAACATTATGACATAGTTCCTGCTCCTGTAGGTTTAGTATTAGGTGATCTTTATTGTTGTGCAGCATTCAAATTATTCAATTCAAGTTTAGGTACATATTCAGAGGAAGAATACTACTGGTTCTATCGCTTAGCAGATAAAACACATGAAGGTATAACCTATGATCCGGTTGGATTTGGTGCTTACGCTTATATGCCTATTGTACCATTGCGGAGAGATAACATTGATTTGACTGATGCAAGTAGATCTAGTACGGAATTATTTACCACAAGTAAAAAGCTACTTAAAAAAATGTCATTAGATTTTGAAAATCTTGGTGATAAGATAAATGAAAATCCTAGTGTTGCTCAAATAGACCATGCGTATGTAATGTTTGGTATTGATATAATGACAGATAAACCAGCAAGCTTACGCTACTTGTGTGAGTATTTTGATTATTTAAGTGATGTAGATATTTTCGATAAAAATGACACGGCTAATTTTTGGCAGGAATATACCAAAGTAAAAAGAAACACCAATACATTTATATTTAAGAGACTTGATGCAGAAATACCTAGAATCGTCATTCAAGACTATGGTTTAGATATTAGTATTACTTACGGTCATATTACTTCAGTTATTTACCAAGGATCTATTGGACCTGTAGGTACATGCACTAGACAGGTAATTTTAGACAAGGTTAAATTAAGCACTTTTATGTTTGCAGACAGATCACAATTAATACTTAGACAGCAGATAAATGAACATCAATATAGATGTATAACTGTATACATACCAAGACATGTTAATAGTATATATCAAGGTCATGGTATAATGAGTACATTATACGCAAGCAGCACTGATCCTGAAAATGAAAGTTTTATCATACCTCTTCATTATGGTATTGCTAAAGCATTACCTCTAAAAGAAAGAAATGAACTGTACTATGATTCATGTCGATTAGTATTAAACTCTTATGAGGTACAGAAAATAAGATGGTATCAAAAGAATTTTTTCAAAGGAATATTTGTATTTATTGCAGCAGTTATAGCAGCTTGGTCAGGACAAGGTTGGCTTGTTAAACTTGGCATGGCTATAGGTGCAGGTGCCATGGCAGTTGCAATGTTTTTACTGGAATCTATTATTATTTCTGTAGTCATAAGTATAGCAGCTAAGCTTTTTGTTAGAATGGTAGGTGGTGAGCTTGCTATAATCATTGGTATAGTTGTTACTATTTACGCTATATCCCGAGGTAATATGGGTTCATTTCAATTTTTAGGACAAACCATACCTACAGCACAAAGCTTAATACAAATGAGTTCAGCACTCATATCAGGTAGTCAAGATTGGATAAACTCTGAACTACAAACAGTACAGGAAGAATCGCAACAATTCGCCAAAGAAGCTGAAGAGAAAATAGACATGCTTGAAGAGGCTCAAGCTCTCTTAGAAATGGACATAAAATTGAGTCCTATGGCGATGTTAGCTACCACTCAGCCATCTACTCAATTGGATCGTACCCTCATTGAGACACCTGACGAGTTTTTTAATCGAACCATCCATGCAGGAAATATCGGAGTATTAACCTTAGATGTTGTTGAGAATTATGCTAAGATAATGTTAAATTTACCTGAAGTACGTTATGTTTAATTTAATTTAAGAGGTGAAACAATGAGCGGTTATCTTGATCTAGATGGAATGGATGCTTGGGGAATGGGATCCCCTGGCCGCAGTGCCTATAAACCCGATGATTTTTGGGGCAGTGTAATGCCCGGTTTAAACAACAATGCCTACTCCGGTGATGGGGGAGGGATGCTCGATTTTGGCGTAGGTAAACTCGCAACTGCCGGAGGTGCTCTCAAACCTGATTTCTTCAGTTGGGACTCTTTTTTAGGTGGTAAAGGTACAGACGGTTTCCAAACCATGGGTTGGGGTCCAGCCCTATTCAATGTCGGAAAATCAATCTTCGACGGATGGATGGGTATGCAGAAACTCGACCTGGCTAAAGACAGTCTGAATTTCCAGAAGGATGCATTCAGCAAGCAATTCGAGAATCAACGTAGCTTGACCAACTCTCAGCTGCAGGATCGTCAAGCTGCCCGGGTAGCTGCAGATCCTAGAGGGTACCAGGCCGTTGACGAATACATGCGGCAAAACCGCGTATAAGGAGATTTACCATGGCCCCGATAACCTGGAAGAATATCAATGCCCCTGATTTCAGGGACTCTATTTTAGCCCTTGGTTCAGCAGGTACTTCCTTCGATAACGCTGCTGAAGGTATCAATAAACTCTTCGCAGAGAACCAGCGTATCGGGAATACCAACTGGGACAATCAAGCTCGTATCAACACTGAGGATGCTATTGCTCAACTGCGTTCTTTAGCGACATTGCCTGAGTATTACCAGCAGAAAGACAACTTTGATATGGCTGGCCTCAGACCGCAATACGGTGCTCAGATCAACGCTGAAGCCATTCAAGCGGCCCTCGGTAAGCGACTGGCTGAATTGAATGAAGGTGCTTCTCTGCAAGCCGCTCAGCTTGGCCGGGATGTCACTGCTCAAACTGGCTCATTGGCTCAAGGTACGCAAGCAGCTACAGAAGCCATTCAAGACCTTGGTATGCGTGATCCTAAAGCTGTACAGGCTGCTTTAGCTCTGCATGGCCAGATGGCCAAGGGACAAGAGCAAGGTATCACTGAAGCCCAGGATCAGCAAC